GGACTATCATCCAATCCTAAAAAGTCATTAACATCCTTATCATTGAAACCAAATCCATTTTTAAGCATTAATGATGCCTGTGCTTTGGTTAATTTGCCTGTTCCAAATTGTCTGACAATTCTCATTACATTCTGATATTGTCTGCCTGATAGATTCTTGATTGATTCATTAGCAGGAGCAATATAAGGAGTAGCATCAACTTGAATTTCATTCTGAACTGCAACTGATCCATCAGAAGTAACTTGACCTTTAACCAATGGTTCTTTGCCCATTAATTCTCTGATTTCATCTTGAGTTAAGTTAGCAGCTATAATAGATTCACTAAATTCAAAGTGCAATGGTTCAACTGGAGTAATCTTAAACTCACCCTGTTCACCTTTAAGATTTCTTAAATAAGTGAAAGTTTCTTCAAATTCTTGTTGTCTTTCATTTACATAAGTATTATTGAAAATCTCATAAGCATCTCTTAACTCATTTCTGCTAAATGCTGATGTCCCCTGAATACCAAATAACTGTGGACTTGTAATCTGATGTGATGCAAATACCTCTTGAGTAATCAAGTTATTTACATTGGTGAAATCTTCTTTGGTCAGCATTGTTTGACCTAAATCCAATATCTCAGCAGCATTCTCTTTGCTCTTATTAAACATTATTACAACTCTCTTTCCACTATCTCCAGTAAACTTCTTAAGTAATCCTCTTTCAACTTCACCTTTATTTTCTTCTCCAATTGGATCTCCGTTGTTCAGATTAACAAGCTTACTTCCTACCCATCCCTGCTTTGCATTTCCTAAAATATGTCTTGATACCTCAATATCTGATTCAATATAATTTAAACCCTGAAAATATGATGGGAATGGATATACATCTGAAGAAGGATTATATTCCTTCACATAAAGTATTTGACTTCCTACCGGATCATTGACATTAAAAGCTTTATATTCTCTTGGCTTTTCTTTGAAATCTGCCCAATCATTTTTCACAAAGAAGGTTTGCAAATCCTTACTTACTCTTACCTTATGAAATTCTAAATGATAAACCTCACTTAATTTCTTTGCTCTATTCCAAATGCATTGTAAATAATAACCACGATAAAGCTCATCATCTTTGATAGCTTTCTTCATTACATCATTCCAAGAATCTTTGCTATTTGCAGTACCAGATTGTTCAAATCCTTTCCCATAGATATAGTTACATTTGCCCTTTACAATAGCACCGTGCTTTGGTGACTCATTATAAAGAGAAAGCAAATAATTAGGATAGTTATTCTTTTCTCCAAATTCAACCCAACCTTTTGTCTTTACTTCTCTGAATACAGGTTGTTGTGCCTGGTCAAATTGTAGAACGATGTGTTTATAGTTATTATCCATTGTATGTTAAGAATTCGTTTGATTGATCATTATATGTTGTAGGTTCATAAGTATCAGCAGGATTCAAATACATATAACCTGATTCTAAAACAAGTCCAACAGGTTGTTCAGTTTCTGCATCCCATCCTCTTATTTCATAAGTCCAAAATCCAGTATCCTCATTATCAAATATTGTACAATCAAATTCAAAATATTGATATCTATCAAATGAACTTACATTAGTATAAGAAACTTCAACAACTGATTGAGTAATTCTATTTGTAAATTTAAAATAATAAATTGGAAAAACAGTAGTAGTATTTTCTGCTGGTGTGCAAAAAACATTTAATTCAGCATTTCCTTTGGTTAATATTATCATTTTATATTCTTAAGCTACATTAAAAAACCACCGACTTTTTAATCGGTCGGTGGCTTCTATTTTTATTTACTTATTTATTAAGTACCTGGAGTTTCTAAAGCTGCTACTATATTAGAAGGAACAACTAAGAAATCTTCTCTTTCAGCAGATGAGAATGTCATCATATATCCTGAACGATCACCAAGAGCAGTACCTGATCCTGCATCTCCGGTAGTTAAGTTAAGACCAGCTCCTACACCATACATTCTTGAAGTACCATCCATTTCAACACAAACAAATGTCAAACGATTCTTTGCAAGTGTGTTGATGATATTTCTTACAGTAGCAGAACGGCTATTGATTGGGAACATTACTTCGTGAGTATAGAACAAAGTTCCATTCTCATTAGAAGCAGTTATTGTATTTTTTGCAGAAGCAGTAGCTCTTGGAACTTCTATCTTGTAGAATCTTTTTCCTGTTGATTTAGTTAGAGCAGTAACTGTTCCTGAAGCAGATGTAACTCTTGAAACACCTGAAGCATCGTATAAAGCTGAATTTTCAATCACATAAATAATATCTATACCACCTACTGATTCTTTGCAATCTATTGCATATCCAGCTGATAAAGCACAAGCCATATTTTTAAGATTTAAAAAAGGGTAGGGTATTTGTTGCCCTACCCCTTTGATTATTAATTAAGTTCTATTATTAGATAGCTGACATAAACTTCACACACTCAGTTGTGAAACCTACTTGAACACCCACCTTAAATTCAGCTCTGAAACGAACATCATTATTATCTTCAGAATACCACATCTTGTAGTTGTTTTCTTCAGCTTCCAAATCAACACCGATTGCAATATTTGACAAACTGATAGCAAATGCATCTCCTGTTGTGTTCAAACCATTCACAGGAACAACTTCTATATTAGTACCTGGAAGTACAAATGATTGTGCATTAACATCTTGTGGATTGTAAGAGAACAAGTTTAAAGCTCTATAAGCCAAGATTAATAAACGATACCAATCATAACCTACGAAGATTTTAACATCTCCTTTAGCCATTACTTGAGCAGGGATAGCTTTGTATATACCTTCAGTTGCAGCAACAACATTTGAAGAAGTGATAGTTGCAATTGCAGAACCACTTACTCCAGTGTAACCTGAAACGTTTGCATCAACTGGAGAACCAGCATTGATGATCTTACTAAGACCATTAAATTTGTTGATGTTTGCAGTTGCAGAAGCAGAATCTCCAGTCCATATTGCAGTTTCTAATTGAGCAGCAATACGTGCATTTTTCTTAGCTAAGTAAGCAGCTTGGAAATCAGCATTACCGAAATCTTCATAAGTAGAACCAGCTCTTAATGCAGTTGCAGTGAAATAAGCTTCCAAATCTTTAGGACAGATTTTTTCTTCAACTTTGATTCTACCTGGAGTCAAAACTACTTGACTGAAAGTTGTAGTTCCTGAAGCATCAAATGAACAAGATTGAGAAGCAAATACTGCATCAGTATCCATAGTTGGAAGTGCAGTTGGTCCTTTTACTCCTGTTAAAACGATACCTCCATCCATAATCATTTGCTGAGTTCTTGCACCGATTACTGCTGAAGTTAATAAAGGTTGAACTAACTCTTTTGTATAAGCATTCAAACCTGAGAATGATAAAGCCATTTTTTTAAATTTTAAATTTTAATAAATTAGTTAAACAAACCCCTGTAATCTTTTTTAGGAGCTTCTTCACTTTTAAAGTTGTTTGTTTTTGTTACTATCGGATCAGGAGTTCCAGTTGGAGTTTCAGACAATGTCTGAGTTAAACTGATTAAACCTTCAATAACCTTTGTTGCTTTAGATAGTTTAGCTTCATAATCAGCAAATTTTGCTTCATAAGATGCAAACTTCTCGTTTGTTGATGTTTCAAAAGCAGAGAATATTTCTTCCATTCCCATTTTCTTTTTATCCATATTGCCCATATCTTCAACCATTGCTGGAGCATCAGCAGAAGGAACGATAGCAGTGATAGCACCATTATCTCCTACACTTATAACTGTTCCATCTTCTAAAGTGTAATCTCCAACAGGAGCAGGAACACCTGCAATTGTTACGATTCCACCTACTGACATTTCACTAATTTCAACTTCAGTTCCATCAGCTAATTTAGCTTTAGTAGGAATAATCATCTCAGGAGCAACAGGAACTGGAGCAACTGGAACATCTGCATTGTTTACTAACTCATTAAAAGTTAGCTTCAATTTTTCAAGTATTTCTTTTGCATTCATAATCTAATATGGGATTTTTGTTAATTAATCTCTTTTAAAAGTTCTTCTATTTTTTTAAGTGCTTGTTCTTCAGGTGACAATGGAGCTTTTGGAGCTTCATAATCAAATAATCCTTCTACTGAAAACCCTCTGAGCTCACCTGATTTAACTTGATTCCAAACATCAGAATTCTCAACATAGAAACTACCAAACCAAGAACCATCTGCTACATCTTCAAAACCAGCCATTGGAAGAACCCCTCTTTTCTTATCTACAATAAATGATTCAAACATTGTAACCCCATCAACAACCTGTTTAGGATCGTGCATAAGATTTACATTGTTTTGGTATTTTCTTTTAGCAAATTTGATAGCAATCTCTTTGATAGTATCAGCAGAGAATTTTACATAATGCTCACCAAATTTCTCATTATCACGATAGATAAGTTCATCGGCCAACATTAATGGACCTGATATAATGTGTTCATCTTCACTTATAATTTGAAAGCTATAAGCAAATTTTGAACCAATAGAACCCAATTCTTTCACTACATCAGCATTGTTATCATAGTGTTTAATTATTCCTAAATCTTTCACCTTCTGAACCTTTGCTTTATTAGAACCGGTTGCATAAACTCTTGACTTTGGTATTCCCAAATCA